TATCAATCCCGGGTTGGGTTCACTCTTTCAATGGCTGCAAGCAATTGCATTGTCATACGAGTCGTACGTGTTTAATTCACTCTCTTTCGAGTTTGAATCAACGGCAGCGACCACTGATAGGGGAACACTAATGATGGGGATTGACTTTGATGCGTCAGATTCTCCTCCAACGAACAAACAAGAACTAATGGCATACCACGGATCCGTAAGATCCAATGTGTGGAGCCATGCTTGTTGTCGAGCTGATTCGAAAGATCTAAAGAAATTCGGGGTCCAACGCTATGTGCGTGGATCTGCTCCACTTTCAAGTGGCTCAGACATCAAAACTTTTGATGTTGGGAATTTCTACGTAGCTACTCAAGGTACCGGTGTCGGTATCACTGTGGGTGAAATATATGTCACATATGACATAACCCTACATACGCCACAACCTGTTGGTTTGGCTTTGAGTTATAACTACAGTGCTAGATTCAGCTCCAACGACGGTGTATCAGCAGCCCAGCCTCTGGGTCTTGCTTTTACTAAAGTCGGTGGTCTTGATGTTCGATGGAAATCGGTAAATTCTTTCTACTGTTATACTATAGGTGAGTTCCTCATAGAGATGATCTATGGTGGCTCATCCTTGGATGCTTCTGATATCGACACTTTCACTTGTCCTTTTGGTGGGACAGTGGTTTCACAAAGTGGCTGGCTTCAGAATACTAGCGCAACGTTAATCGCCAATACGGCGTTGATCAATGTGACGGCCCCTGGTTGTTATTTTCAACTAAGCTTCACATCTGCAACACCGGCTGATTACACGTTTAGAATCGCTCCTTATCCGAGTTCCTTAGGATGAAACCAAATAATTTTGGTATAGTATAATTTACAGAAAACAGATTTAATAATATATAGACATTAAATCCTTTCGAGCGCGTGCTGTCCTTACAATCGTCCTCAGCGTTATGCTGGGCCTGCCTTAGGAAAGCGGGGTGCAAAGAGTCTCTCAGAATATGTGAGAAATCGAATGGAATATTAATTATTTTAAGAGTCCGGGTAGTAACCGGCGAACTTGGAAGAGATAAAACGAATCTCTGACCTAATACGAATAATTAATTTGTCACTATTTAAAGAACAGTCTAATGCCGGTACCAGAAGGTA